CAGTTCCAAAGGTGCAAAAATATCACACACCTGAAGAGTGGTACGAATTATGGAAGTCACAATTTGAAAAAGTTAAGGTAACAGAAAGTGCAAATAATGTTGAATGTATCGCTATAAAAGCTAAGTCAGTGAACCATAAAGAATTAAGTCAGGCACTAGCATTTGAGTTCAATTTGCCCTATCCTAGTGGTAAGAGAATGAACCTTGTAAACGAAGCTATTACTGCGTTTAGCCAAAGATTGCAGTGCGAACTGCCTAACCCAAAATGAACAAAATTATTTTACTTGACCTTAATAGCACATACGCTGAAAATGCTATGCAAGTCCATATTATGCGTAAAGGTATCTACAACGTAAATAGTGAATTTTATAGAAAATGGCTTACTACTTTATTACGAAAGTACAGAGTTATTATGCTTACAAGTCGGCCGGAATATTACAAATACGAAACTCTTAAACGCATTAATGCTTTAGAAAGGTGGCAACCAGAAAATGCCTTTTTTAACAAATGGCGATTGCCAGCACCGACAGCAAAAGAAAAAATGTTGCACGATTCTGTTTGGCCTGAGTATGGCTACTTGGAAGAAACAGAATACATAGCAATAGAAAGTAATTTTAAAACTCAGGATATGTTTAGGAGTCATGGCATAAAAGCATATACACAACAAGAAATATTTAAAAGTCCGCAGCTTTTAGACGGTGGTACTGAAACAAATAAAAATTTTGAGCTTAATTTATGAAAATACCAAGCGATTGGACATTTGAAACTAGCGAGGTCGCAACACAATTTGATCGACACGTTAGAGAACAATTACCGTTCTATGATTTAGCTACAAATGCTATTGGTCATGTTGCTCGGCACTACATACCAGAAAATGGATTAATTTATGATTTTGGTGCAGCTACAGGAAATATTGGTCGTTCTTTAAAACCAATCATTGAAAAACGAAACGCAAGACTTGTTGGCATAGAACCGTCACAAGCAATGATTGATATTTATGATGCTCCGGGCGAAGTCGTTTGTGCAAAAGCAGAAGATTTTATACCAGAAGATTTTGATTTAGCTGTTTTATTCTTAACTTTAATGTTCGTTGAACCTTGTAAAAGGCGAAGATTAATGAAATTACTGCGAAATAAGTGCAAATTAGGCGGTGCTATCGTTGTTTTTGACAAATTAGAGCCAATTAGCGGTTATCCAGCTACTATTTTTTATAGATTGACGCTTGCAGGGAAAAAAGCTGCTGGAACTAACCCAAACGAAATAATTGAAAAAGAATTAAGCTTAAGTGGTGTACAAAGACCAATAAACGAGTCGCAGTTGTGTGGCGATAGTCATTTGTGGTTTAAATATGGCGACTTTGCTGGTTGGCTTATAGAAAAAGAGTGTTAAAGCATGGATGCAAAAGCTTATGCAGAACATAGGAATGTATCAGGTGCTATGGTCACAAAGTATCTGCAAAATGGTTTTATTCCTAGTGCGAAACAAATTGGAAGAAAATGGTACATTGACCCAGAACAAGCTGACAAAGAACTAGATGCTGCTTTAGGTAGAGACAAAGCAAAAGACACAAAAATAAAACCTGACGAATATATAGAAAAAGCACCAAAGCAAGCACCTTTGCCATCTTTGGCAGCAAATAGAGCAATAAAAGAAATGTATGCAGCTAGATTACAGAAATTAGAATTTGAGGAAAGGTCAAAAAAATTAGTACCGTACGATCAACTGAAATTACAGCTTTCAAAATTACATCTTACTGTGCGAGATAATTTACGAACAATACCAGATAGAATAGCTCCGTTGGTTGCTGCTGAAACAGACCCAGCTAAAATACACTCAATTATCACTAATGAAATTAGAGATTGCTTGGAGGGGCTAAAAACCATTGACATTAGTTAAAGAATTAATTGACGATTGCATTAACTGTTTGCAATTTGAAGAACCTTTGAATGTTGCACAATGGGCTGCGAAACATAGAGTATTAAGCTCAAAATCAAGTAGTGAAGCTGGAATTTGGAAAAATAAAAGAACACCATATTTAGTTGAGCCTATGGATTGCCTGTCAACTGATAATCCTATTCAACGTGTCGTATTACAATTTGCTGCTCAACTTGGCAAAACTGAGTGCGGGTCAAACTGGCTGGGCTATGTCATAAGTCATTCGCCAGCCAGTATGCTCGTAATTCAACCTACTTTAGAAATGGCAAAAAGATTAAGTAGGCAAAGATTAGAAGGACTTATAAATGAAACACCAATTTTGTCAGATTTAGTTGCACCTTCACGAAGTAGAGATAGCGGAAACACTATGTTTTCAAAAGATTTTCCGGGCGGAATAATGGTTTTGACAGGTGCTAACAGTGCTGTTGGATTAAGGTCAATGCCTTGTAGATATATTTTTATGGATGAAATAGATTCCTTCCCTGCTGATTTAGATAATGAAGGAGATGCTGTGAGCTTGGCCGAAAAAAGAACAATGACATTCAGTAGGAGAAAAATATTGATGACATCAACACCAACTATTAAAGATATGAGTCGTATTGAACAGGAATATTTAGAAAGCGACCAACGAAGATTTTATGTTCCTTGCGTTCACTGTGGTGGTTATCAATATTTAAAATGGTCACAAGTTAAATGGGAAAACAATGACCCTAAGACGGTTAAATATCAATGCGAACATTGTGACAAAATGTTTGAAGAAAAAGATAAGCCATATTTTTTAGAAAAAGGCGAGTGGAGGGCAACAGCTCCAAGTGATGGTAAAACTGCTGGATTTCATTTAAACGGTCTATATTCTCCACTTGGCTGGAAAAGTTGGGAAGAAATTGTAAGTGATTTTATAAAAGCAAAAAGTGATGCCCCTAGATTAAAAAGTTTCGTAAATACTGTTTTAGGAGAAACTTGGGAAGAGGATTACGCATCAAAAGTTGGTACAGACGTACTAATGGAAAGAGTTGAGTCTTATGAGTCCAATATGATACCAGAAAAAGCTGTCGTTGTTACTGCTGGAGTTGACGTACAAGATAACAGACTTGCTATTTCTGTTTGGGGCTGGGGTCGTGGCGAGGAAGGTTGGCTTATAAATCATCAAGAAATATATGGCGACCCAGCAAGTGCTGAATTATGGAAACAATTAGATCAATTATTACTTAGACCTTTTAGGCATGAACTAGGAGGAAAAATAAAACCTGATGTAATTTGTGTTGACTCTGGAGGACATTTTACAAGCGAAGTTTATGCTTACACTAGAGATCGTAGAAAATATAATGTTGTAGCGATAAAAGGTGCAAGTCAAAAAGATAAACCGCCAATCGGTAAAGGTAAAAAATTAGATTTAAACTGGAAAGGTAGAACTATTAAAAATGGTGCTGAATTATTTACAGTTGGAACAGATACAATAAAAACTACTTTATTTTCACGATTAAGGCATAATGATGTTGGGGCGGGTTATCTTCATTTCAATATAAATGCAGATGAAGAATACTTTAAACAACTGACAGCAGAAAAACAAATTATTAGATATGTAAAAGGTTTCCCAATTAGAGAGTGGGTAAAGAAATCCTCTGCACGAAATGAAGCTCTTGATACTTTGGTTTATGCTTATGCTGGTTTGCATAGACTTTATCAAAAGCGAGATAGAAGGACAATTTGGGATAATTATGAAGAAAGAGGGCGAATTAACGGCAAAATAAAGGAAAATAAGGAAAATATTGATAAGCTAAGAAAAAGAAAGGCTGAAAAGCCTAAATTTGTCACTCAATGGTAATTCAATGAAATTTCCTCAAAGTTTTCGGGCTGGCGATTATATCCAGTGGCGACTTAATGCAACAACAGATAATTTTAACGAACCAATATCCAGCCCTGATTGGTCAGTAACTTATTATTTTAGAACTAATACAGATTTTTTAGGAGCAACAGCAACAAGTACTGTACATTTGGATGGCTTTCAGTTTAGTTTAGCTTCAAATGTCACTGAAACTTTTACTGTTGGTAATTGGTATTATCAAGCCGTAGCTGATAAGTCTGGAGCAGAAAAACAAACTATCGCAACAGGTAAGTTTGAAGTATTGCCTAGTCTTGCATTTACTGGTAGTACACCAGAAGCATTAGATGGTAGGACACAAGCTCAAAAAGATTTTGATGCTGTAGAAGCAGCAATACGATCAATAATTTCTGGAGGGGTTGTACAGGAATATAAAATTGGTAATCGTGACGTTAAAAAATATGATTTAAGTGAATTAATAATGTTAAGAGATAAATTAAAGTCAATATTAGTAAGAGAGAAAAAAGCAGAAATGATTGCAAACGGTTTAGGCAATCCTCATAATCTTTACATACGCAACAGAGGTTAATTATGGCTTGGCATACACCTTTCTCACGACTTTTTACAAAAGAACCAGAAGTTACAAAAATTAAACGCAGAAGATATGCAGGGGCAGCTTTATCTCGTTTAACTGATGGATGGGTCACAGGTAATACTTCTGCGGATGCAGAAATCAAGACAAGTTTAAAGAAACTAAGAGATCGTAGCAGACAGTTATGTCGTGATAATCCTTATGCAAAGCAAGCAAAAAGGACAACGCAGATAAATGTTATTGGACAAGGAGTAAAACTTCAATGTTTAGTTCCAAGTATTCGTGGAAAGAAAAAAGATAAAAGATTAAGCATGATGATTGAACAAGCTTGGAAAGAGTGGTGTAAAAGAGATCATTGTGATGTTTCGGGTCAAAAAAGCTTTTTTATGTTAGAAAACATGATGGTTGGAGCATTAGTTGAAAGTGGAGAAGTATTTTTTAGAATTGTTCGTAAAAAATTTGGTCGCAGCAAAGTTGGATTAGCTTTAGAAATTATTGAATCAGATTTAGTTGATGATGATTACACTGGAAAAGTTCTGCGTAAAGGTAACGAGTGGAGGATGGGTATAGAAGTTGACAAATTTGGAAGGCCACAGAGGTACGCTTTTTTAAATAGACATCCGGGCGACTATTATTTTAAAGACAGCTATACAGAGCAAAAACATACAATAGTCAATGCAAATGACATTATTCATTTATTTTTACCAGAAAGACCCGCACAAAATAGAGGAGTTCCGTTTTTTAGTTCAATAATGGATGATATGCACCAGTTGTCGGGCTATGAAAGTGCAGCCGTAATTCGAGCCAGAGCTGGAGCAAGTTTAATGGGCTTCATTAGTTCAAGTGAAGGCGAACTTGAAGCTGATGATGTTGAGGCAGAACAAAGACTTACTGATTTTGAAGCTGGTGTTTTCAAGTATCTTAATCCGGGCGAGGAAATTACAGTTCCAAACATAAGCTCGCCTGACGCACAATATGAAAGTTTTGTAAGAGCTAAGATTAGAAGGTTTGCATCTGGTTTAGGTTGCAGCTACGAAACAATTTCTCGAGATTTTTCAGAAACTAACTATTCAAGTTCACGTTTAAGTTTGTTAGAGGACAGAGAGCATTGGAAAATGCTTCAAACATATTTTGTAGAGAATTTCCATCAACGAGTTTTTGAAGAATTTTTAGATGCTGCTGTTTTATCAGGTGTTCTTAGTTTGCCAGATTACGAACTTAATCCAGATAGGTATTTAAGTCCAAAATGGCAGACAAGGGGTTGGAGTTGGGTTGACCCTAAAAAAGAAATAGAAGCTTTTAGATTAGGCGAAGCTGCTGGATATTATACAAAGTCACAAATAATGAGTATGTTAGGAAAAGATTTTGACGATAACGTAGAGCAAATTAAGGCAGAAAAAGAAACATTAAGCGAAGTTGGAGTGCAATTAGACCTAGATTTAGACGGTTCAACGGCAATTAGTGGAGATTAAGGGTTTTTAAAGTTTAGAGTGCTTACCTTTTTCTATTAACCAATCATATTTATTAATCATTTTTCTACAATTTTGACAAGTAATATCACACCAAGTTAGATGATAAACTCGACCTATACCTTGACACTCAGGGCATTTAATCAATGCACCTGAGTATCTTTTACATCTTGAGTATCGTGTCATTTTCACAAACTCTGTCATTTAGCTACCTCCTAATCTGTAAGCTGCTCTACCGCTTACTTGTCTGTTAAGTCCTACATTGCTTCCGTAATTGCTTCCACTGGTTGCACCTTGTCCGCCACTCATTGTATAACCTCCTCTAGTTCCTACTCTTGGGTACTTTTTCTTTCTTAATGCAAGGCTAGTCTGCTTTTCTTTTTGGTCTTTGTTTTGCAAAGCTAAACCACTGACTTGTACATTATTAATCACTGTACCCTCGTTTCTTTCTTCTACTTTCATATTGTGTAATCTATATGCCACTTGTGCAGCCCATACTTTTCTAAAGCTGTAGTTAAAGCACCTGTCTGGAAATACTTGCTCTTTTTTAGCTTTTTTAAGGTCAACAAGTAACTGGTCTAATAAATATTCTGCGTATAAAATAATTTGTATTTTGTTACCTCTAGTAGCAAAAATATCTATCTCGCCTTGCCCTGTTAATACTTCGCCATTAAAGTAATCAGCTACAGCTTGCACAATAGTCACAGTTGCAGGGTCAAGTCTTGTATTTTTTGTTCTGCCTTTACTGTCAACATAAAGCCAATGCACTGCTTCGTCATCTTCTGGGTTATGGCTTTCCAAAGCAAGGGTGCGTTCTAGCTCTTGCAAAGTCATATTGTGTTTTGCAAGTTGTTCTTGTAACTTGCGTTCTGCAACTGCTTTTTCTCCAGCGTTTGTACTTTCTGTAAGTCTTAGTAACTTACCTAAAAAGCTTGTGTCTCTCATTTTTTTAAGTCCTAACTTGGGGTTTGCGGTTCAGGTATCGTTCCCTTACCTATTAATAATATAGCATATATATTTAAAAAGTGCAAGTTTGTTTTTCCCTAATTTAAAGTATTATGTTATATATCTGACATTTTATTGATGGCAAATGTTAATGGAACAGAAATAGATTTATTTCCTACAGAGGGAATGAAAACGGCTGCAAAACAATATAAAAAATGGAAAAGCGAGGGAAAAGCTGGCGGAACTCAAGTTGCTGCTGTAAGAGCAACGCAGATTATTAGTGGCAGAGAATTATCGCCAGACATTGTGATGCGTATGCACTCATTTTTCGCAAGGCATGAAGTTGATAAAAAAGCAGAAGGATTTAATGCTGGTGAAAAAGGGTATCCGAGCCGAGGAAAAGTCGCATGGCAGGCTTGGGGGGGAAATGCGGGGTTCAGTTGGAGTAAGCGTAAATCTGCTGCAATAAAGAAAGCTAGAGAAAGATTTGATAATGGTGAGTTTACTGAAGAAAGACCTTACCCAAATGAACACGCTGCCAGAATACGCAGACCAGAACAATATGATACATTTCGTAGAGTTGCAGATAGGGGCGGAGAGGGTATTGATTTTATTTTTGGTATAAAGGAAGATATAGATGAGGTTGAACTTCAATCTATACGTTTTAAGCTTAGTAAGTTCTCTGCGGAGGAGGCTCGTACTTGGTTACAAGAAAATGAGTACAATGCTATTAAGTTTGAACCAGCAACTAACGAAAAAACTATGGAACAAAAACTATTAGAATTGCCCCCAGAGCAAAAAGCTGCACCTGATGAGTTAAAGGTTGGAGATTTTGTTTCATGGAACTCAAGTGGTGGTAGGGCAAGAGGTATGATTGAACGTATTGTTAGAGATGGCAGTATTGACGTTCCTGATAGCTCATTTACTGTCAATGGAACAGCAGATGACCCTGCTGCTTTAATTTGTGTTTATAGAAAAGCTGCAAATGAAGCTGGTTATATAAAAACTGATGTTAAAGTTGGTCACCGTTTCAGCACATTAACAAAGATAGATGATTTACCTTTAGCTGAGAGCTATGACGAGTCAAGACCGTACCATGATGATGATAAAAAGAAAAATGATGAAGAAATACAACAATATAGGAAATTAGATTTAAAAGAATTGAAAAAAAGAAATAAAGGCGAGTCTTTAATACAAACAAGAGAACTTAAAGCACAAATTGAGTCAGACGGAAAAGAACTATATATGAGCTTTTCATCTGAAGAACCAGTGCAGCGTTATTTTGGTACTGAGGTACTTTCTCACGATCAGGGGGCTGCCGACCTATCACGTTTAAATAACGGAACAGCCCCTTTTCTTTGGAATCACAATAGGGATGAAGTTCTTGGTGTAGTTCAAAAAGCAGAGATTGGGGATGACAAAAGGGGCTATGCGACAGTTAAATGGAGCAGAAATCCTAATGCAGTTGAAAAACGCACAGATGTTGAGGATGGAATTATTAGTCAAGTAAGTTTTGCATATCAAATAAATGAAATTGAGGAACGTGGAGATCAAATGGTCGTAACAAAATGGAAAGCTATGGAGGTATCTTTGGTTTCAGTGCCAGCAGACGCTTCCGTTGGAGTAGGGCGAAGTATAGAAGAAGAGGATAGTATAGATACTAAGAAGGTTGCTGAGTCTCCTCCAAAAGATGATGCAACTGCTCTTGAGCAATCAAGAGAAGCTTTGACGGCTCAAGCTCCGTCATCTAGTCCAAATTTAACTTCCAAAAACATGGAGCAAAAACCAGAAACGGAAGCTGCAAGCAAAGCCGTTGAAGCGGAGCAAAAACGCAGTGAAACCAACATAATAATTGCTGAAAGAAATCGCAGTAATGCGATTACAGCAATGGGCGAGAAATATTCTTGCCCTGAGTTAGCTACTAAGCTAAATCAAGAGGGTACATCTATTGAGGATGCCCGCCACGCAATCAACTCATACAGGGAGGAACGTCTTAACACTGTGGAACAACAACAAATTCAAAAGTCACCAGAGATTGGCTTAGATCAAAAGGAAATCAAAAGATTTTCATTTACAAGAGCTTTAAATGCTTTAGCAAACCCAAGCGACAGGGCTGCACAAGAAGCTGCTGCTTATGAACGTGAAGTTTCTGAAGCTACTTCAAAAGCTTACGGTAAGCCAGCAAGTGGAATACTTGTACCCAACGAAGTGCTATCCAGAGATTTAACCGTTGGAAGTGCTACTGCTGGAGGAAACCTTGTTGCCACTGAACTTCTTTCTGGCTCATTTATTGACGTATTAAGAAACCGCATGGCGGTAATGGCTACAAATCCTACAACTTTGACAGGATTACAAGGAAACGTAAGCATCCCAAGAATGACATCCACATCAACTGGATATTGGGTTGGAGAAGGTTCTGCTCCTAGCGAATCACAACAGGCTTTCGATCAAGTCAACATGACTCCAAAAACTGTTGCTGCATTTGTTGACTACTCAAGACGCTTGCTACTACAGAGTTCTATTGATGTCGAATCCATGATTAGGGATGATTTGGCAAAGGTAATCGCTACAAAGTTAGATCACACAGCTATCTATGGTACAGGTTCTTCAAACCAGCCTTTAGGTATTAAAGATACAAGTGGTATCGGCTCACAAACAATTACAACATTCGGTACTTTTGCTGAGTATATCGGCATGGAAACAGATGTTGCTGTTGCTAACGCTGATGTAGCAAATATGTTCTATCTAATTAACGCTTCTGCTAGAGGTGCATTAAAGTCAACTGAAGTTGCATCAAACACAGGTAAGTTTGTATTTGAAAACAACGAAATAAACGGTTATCCAGTTGTTACAACAAACCAGCTTGCAAACAATGACGCAATCTTTGGAGATTTCTCTCAGTTTGTAATGGGCTTCTGGTCTGGTCTTGATTTAACTGTTGACCCATTTGCTGGAGCAACAAGCGGTAATGTAAGAGTTATTGCACTCCAAGATGTTGACTTTGCGGTCAAACAGGCTGGAGCTTTCTGTTTCGGTACATAATAAGCATGAAAGTATCGCTGCTTAGAGACACAATGATAGCTGGCACTCCAAAGAGTGCTGGCTCTATTGTTGATGTTCAACCTCATATTGGCGATATGCTTATTGGAATAGGTAAAGCTGAAGCTGTGGTCGAAGCTTGCGAAGCACCAATAGCAGAGCCAGTAGCGGAGGAAACGGTTGAGGATGAAACTGACCTTAGTTCTATGACAAAAGCTCAGTTAGAAACTTATGGCCGTACTATCGGGTTAGAACTCGATAAAAGGTTAAACAAGTCAACGCTTCTTACACAAATTGAAGAAGCAATTAAAAAAATAGAGGTAAATTAAATGTCTGTTTTACAGCAAAATTTAGACAAACTTACTGTCGTAGCTGGTAAAGCCACTGGTGCTGTAACAAGTACAGCGACAAGTTCAGCTATTGACCTTCTTGAGTATGACGGAGATGTTCTATTAGTACTTGATTGTGCTGCTGGAACAGGTACAAGTCCAACTCTTGACGTTAAGATTACAAACTCTGACGCAAGCAGTGGTACTTATACTGATCTTTCGGGTGCTACTTTCACACAAGTAACAGACTCAGCATCAATGCAAACACTTGTTATTAACAAGGATAGTGCAGAGAGATACATCAAAATTGTTCAAACAATTACTGGTTCATCTCCATCATTCACTTTCAGCATCAATCTAATTGGTGTTAAAAAGTATAGTTAAAATATATAGCCCTCTAACGAGGGCTTTTTAACATGATTATTGAAGAAAACCTTGACACTTATTTTGCTGATTTAGGCCAAGAAGTTGTTTTTAACGGTATTACAAAAAAAGGTCTTTTAAATATGCCAGATGAAATTTTAGCTGGCGACCTTATGATTTCTACTGATTATGTTTTGACAGTGCAAACTAAACAATTTGAAGATGTTGTTTTAGGTAGTATTTTAGTCATTAATGTAAATGGCAAAAGAGAAAAATATGAAGTTAGAAGCAAACGCATGGAGGATGATGGCAAGCTGTCCATGATTACACTTAGTAAAACATGAGTACAAAAAGAGAAGCAATATTATCTAGACTTATTACTCAGTTAGCTGGAACTGCTGGAGTTGGAACTCGTATTTACAGAAGTCGTGTAACACCTGTATCTAGAAGCGAGGGTGCTGTCTTAATAGTTGAACCTGTAACTGATAATTGTGAGGTAAGAAGAAATAATTTGCAATGGACTTTAACTGTAAGATTAAGTGTAATTGTACGAGGTTCAGCAACGCAAACAGCAGATCAAGCTGCTGATGCAACCGTAAAATCAATACATGACAAAATACTTAGTGATATAACTTTAAATGGAAATGCTATTGATGCTACTCCAAGAAATGTCTCATTTGATTTAATTGATGGCGACCAACCTAGCGGGGTGGTATCTTGCGATTATATTATTATATATCAGACATCAACTACTGATTTATCCACTTAAATGACGCTATTATGGAAGATAAGTATGCTGGTCAAGGGGGAACTTACCTTATTGACCCCAAAACTGGTAAGAAAAAGCTGATTAGGCAGACTTTACCAGCCCAACCAACCGAATCTTTACCACAAGAGGAAACTTCCAATGCCAAAGAGGACTAGACTTAGAGCTTTGCTCGCAAAAGATGAAAGCTCATACGGTAGTGACCCAACAGCAACAGGGTCAGCTAACGCAATCTTATGTACTGAACTCTCAATAGAGCCTATTCAATCAGATGAGGTTTCAAGAGATTTAATAAGAAGTTATCTTGGTAACTACGATACTCTCTTAGCTAATACTCGAGCACAGGTAACAATAACTGTGGAAATGGCTGGAAGTGGAGCAGCCGGAACAGCCCCGCATTATGCCCCGCTTTTTACTAGCTGCGGTATGAGCCAGACCATTGCAAGTGGAACAAGCGTCACTTATGCACCAGTAAGTAGTGGTTTTGATTCATGTACGATTGTTTATAACGCTGATGGTGTACAGCATAAATTGACAGGATGTCGTGGAACATTCTCGATTAGCTGCGAGGTTGGTTCAATTCCTACGATTACTTTCGTAATGACAGGATTGTATAATGCTCCAACAGATACAACAATGCCAACCTGCACATTCCAAAATCAGGCTGACCCACTTGTATT